AGTAGGGGTAGGTTGCTGTACTGGCACCCACAGCATCAGTGGCCTTGGTCGTCCCTGAGAGGGTAAGAGTAGCCAGCAGCACGCCATCGGCTGCGGTTGAGGTGCGAGCACCGTAAATTGTAATGGTGGCTGTAACAGCCCCTGTACCAGAGACCTCTCCCCAAAAGGTCTTGACCCCAGGAATACCTGCAATGGTGGCTGAGGTGGTATTAGTGGTGACCCCCGAGATGAGCGCGAGGGTAGACGTGGAAGCACCCCCCGTTAGGAATACGGGGATGGGTAAGCGTTTACTAACGGATGGTCCTGCCATTATTCAGTCACTTCCTCCACAACGGGTGTGGGTTGGGGTTGCTCCACCTGGGCGGTGGAAGGCTTCTCTAAGTTCAACTTGCGGGCGGCTCTCGCTTTGGCCATATTGGCGGCTGCGGCTGCCCTCTGTTCAGGTGTGAGGGTACGCTTGGGCCTTGGGGCAGGGGTCTGTGGTTCGGACTCAACCTGAGCCCGCCTAGCCTGCTTGAGGGCGGTATTCTGAGGTTCCTCAAAGATGGCGTCCCAGTTCTCCTGCGGGACAGAGCCATAAGACATCTTGCCAGTGATAAAGCCATCGGTACGGAGGCGGTCCTGGGCTGACATGGGACGGAGGCGCTCAATGTCACCAAGGGAGCGGTCATGCGTATCAGGGTCGCTGGTGTCGGTATTGAGCTGGCGAAGGAGGTTCCGCCATTCCTTGATCTTGGGCTTGTTGAGACGCTCCCACTTGCGGTGCTGCTCTACGGTGATGTTCGTGGCCTTTCGCATCTCCTCTGCGGTGGGAAGGCCGACCTTGATCTGTTCCTCCAGGGCGTTAATGCGCTTCGCCATTTTGTCGCGGAGTGCCCCATCGGTGATTGGCTGGGGGGCCTGCTCCAGGTACTGCTTCTCCAGGGCTTTCTTGCGCTGGCGCACAATGCCCTTCATCTTCACCCCGGCATTGGCCAGGTCGGCCTCGCACTGGCGGATGTCCTCCTCATGCTGCACCATCTGGTGCGGGCGCAAGAGGACCTTGTTAGTGGCATGGGGCAGCTTCGGTGTTTCCTTGACCAGAATATCCATGTGTCTCCTTCTAGGTTATGGGCTAGAACCCGCACCTTGCGGTGAATGTGAACTACACGCCCTTCTTCATGAACTTGTACCCCTTCTTGACGGGGATACCGGGGAACTTATCCTTCCCCTTGCTGACACTGGCCTTGGGGAAGAGAGTTTGGCGGGCGATGCCATGCTTCCCCTTCACCTTGTACTTCATGTCTGGATTGTCACTGTATTCTGCGTTCGCCACCTACATAACCTCCTGTGCTAGCCTGCGCCTCGTGGCGGCAGGCTTCTCGTTAAGGCGTCTGATTTCCTCAGCCAGAAGCTCCCTACGCAGGAACTCCTCAACAGACAGCTCCTTACCCCTGTACGGGACAGACAGAAACTCAATGACAATTTCTGCCTGTCTCCGCTTCAGGGCGAGATGTGGTGCAAGCCTCGGCAGAAGCCAGCGAAGTGTAGTTGGGTAAATACGCAGCCGGTAAATCTCACCCTCACGCCTTATTTGACGTGCCTGAAGGCCAAGCACCGATGCTACCTTATCCAAGCACTCCCGCTTCGCCATACCAATAGCAATGATTGGTCGTAGGTAGTGGGTCCTTTCTGGGTGCCGTTTAAGCAACCAAGATCGTTTCCGCCTTCCGAGCCCAATCCAACCCTCACCGTCAATAAGACCGGCAAGGTATGCTAGGTCAACTTCTGTTACGGTATGCACCAAATTCTCCTTATATATTAACCACTTACAATACTGCCCATCATCCACCGCCAATCGCGGTGCATGTAGCTGTACCGCATGTACGCCCGCCACTTGGCCACCAGCGTGTCGATGTCTTCCGCCTGTGCGAACTCCAACGGCACCCGGTCAAACCAGGTGAGGTTCTTCTTGCGGCCCTTACTGTCACACAGGAACCAGTCGGTCGCATCCGACATATAGTTCCAGCCGCCTTCGGACGGCATGATCTTGTATCCACCGTAGTGGACGTTGCGCTCGTTATTGGCACCCGCCGTCTTGCCGAAGGATTCAATGACCTCAAAGGCCGTGCCGTAGAGGTCCACCGGAATCCACAGCTCGTCCATGTTGACGCTGATGCGGTTGGCCTGGTCATCGCGGAACCCTTTAGCCTGGATGACCGCCGCGAGAAGCGCAGCTGCCGAGAAGGCCGTGGTCGCCATGTTGTCAAAGCCTGCCGCCGTGGACGCGCCAGAGGTCGTGGTGTGGCTATCCGACACCAAGGCCACGTTCTCTGAGTTGCGGTAGAAGAACGTGTCCACCGAGGACGCATTGACGAAGATGCGGGCCGCATGCTTTTGGCGGGTGCGGTTCGCAGCCTGGGCCAAGTCCACCGGACGGGACTCCCAGATGCCGTGGCGGTCATCGTCATACAGGGCTCGCTCAATCTGGATACCAGACGCGAACTCAATATGCGTAGCCGTCACATCGTACCCTTGATTCTGGTCCTGGTACTCGACTTGTCCCGTGAACTGGGAGAAGTCCTGCAGGGCTCCCACCGCGCTGACCGTCTCGTACTGGTCACTGGAGTTATCCATGCCAAACAAGATGGGTACCACATCAGGAAGCTGGTCGTACTCATCGTAGAAAATCTTTGTAATACGACGATCAACTAAATCGCCAAAGCCCGTGGAAATCATTGGAACGGCCATGTGAGGAACTCCTTGTTAGGCTGGCCTGGTTCAGGGCTACCAGGGAGGGGCTGACCCTACTGTGATTACCTAGCCAAGGGTGAATGAATTAGAGGGTCGCAATGTTGAGGGCATGGTCGTTGCTGCAGGCCAATACGTAGCTATCAGCCACGCCATTGAGCCGGAAGCCCACCACAGCCATTGCACCGCCCGTACCCACGGCAATGGCGGCATTCGCCTCTGTCAGGTCGGACGTAAACTGAATGGTCTTGGCAGTCGGGTCCAAGATCCAGTAGGGCGCTCGTAAGAAGTCATCGCCCACAGCAATAGCTCGGTCAAACGGCACCGTCACAGTTCCTGCGGTGCTAGAGACGGACGTGACTTTGCGGTACTGGCCCTGGTTGGCATTGACGCCACCCTGGTTGGCCCAGACCACGCCTTCATCGAACGTGGGGGACGACCATTCCGCCCCAGTCGTCACCACCGTGCCACCAGCGGAGCCTGTGGTTTCATCCTGGTTGGACAGGGACGTTCCCGCCGTGGCCCCGCCGCTCATGCGGTACTCAATGACCAGATGCGGGTTCACAATGCAGCTCACGAAGGCTGCCGTGCCCGTGGAAGTCTGGGTCGTGGTGTAGGTGCCGCTGTCACAGGCAAGACCCACCGTGTTGGTCACAGTCGTGGTCGTGCAAGGGATAATCCCCGCATTGCCAGCCGCCGGTGCCATCGCCAGGATGCCAGGGCGGGCAATAGAGGCCCCAATCATAAACTTCTTCACAATCGGGCTGTACGTGCCCTGGGAGTAATCACCAACTGCTTTTGCCATACTGTCTCCTTAGTAGCCGACGCTGATAGCCTTCTTGCGAAGGGCTTTCTGTTCGTCTTGTGTGGACCAGCACCCACCCCTGGTTGCCTCATGCAACAGCAGTTCTAAGCGGGGGCTTTGTTCCTTGCACACGTCGCAGGTGCCACTGGCGAGGATCTGCTCGTAATGTGCGACGTTGTAATACCCGTGTTTCTTCCAATCGAAGCCATGCTTACACCCACTGCAGAGGAGGATGGTTTTCTGTGCCCCTACCAGGTCCCCAGCCACATAGGCCTTGGCACTGCGCCCATGCTTCCAACCTGGGTCCTGCATGCCTTTCAGCACATCCCACACGGTCCACCCTTTCTTGGGGATCAGGATGTTCATGCTTACCCCTTCCTCGTCCAGGTCAGTTCCTTACGGACACCTTCCCAGTGCTCAGGGGTAATACCCACGTGGGGGCGGTAGGAGCCGAACCGGCCCGCTTTGATGAGCTTGGTGTAGAACTCCTTTTGCTGTTCATTGAGGCCAGCAACAGGGTCCTTGGTTTTGGGGGCTGGCTTCGCATTGGTGGTCGTTTCCATAAAGGCCTCTCGTTCAACAGGTTTCGCCTTCAGCTTGGCTTGGCTTTCCAGTGCCTCCACATCACCGAACGCGGCTCGGGCAGCGGCTAACTCCGTGGCTCGCGTGGCGGGAAACCCAAGGACTTCCACATGGTACTTGTATTCCTGTACCAGCTTCTCGCGCTCGGGGGTGCCGTCCTTCACAAGGTTCGGGTTGGCCTTTCTGTACCGGGATAGCGTCTCGTCGATGGTGGCTTCACGGGTATTGAGCTTGAGATAGCCATTGATCTTGGCTTCCGCCTTCTTCTCGGCTCGCTTCTCAATGACGGTCTCACGGTACTCAATCGCCTGGTCTAAGGTAAGCTTACCCTCTGCGATGAGGCCACGCAGGTCCCCCCACGTGTACTCCTTCTCAGGAACTTCAGCGGCCTCTTCCTTGACCTTCGCCCGCTCCTCCAGCCGGATGCGTGCTTCACGTTCACGCTGGGCCTCTAAGGCTGCAGCTTCAGCTTTGCGCTCCGCTTCCTTTGCCCTGGCCCAGACTTGCTTGAACCGCTCGCCTTGGGGCTCAAGGGGGTGGCCTTCGCTGCCTTGCCCTTCATCTTGAGTGGTTTGCGCGTCAACGGGATCTGTCCCGACGTGCTCACCTTCCTGACTGAGAGGCTCGGCAACTTGACTCTCTGGCTGGGTGCTGACTTGTTGAACTTCATCGGCCATGCGCTCCTCCGTTATGGTGTAGGTACCGCACCCCGTTTATGGTGGGGGTGACACCGCCGCTTATGCGGGTTGTGCATCGTTTGCCTGGCTAGCAGCCAGCAATTTGGCTGGAAGTTCCATGGCCTCTTCCAGGGTCTCTCGGCGTGACTTCCAGCTGAAATAGTTGCGCTGGGCGATGTGCCAGTCTCTGGCTTCATTGGCCTCAGCACTGTTGGTCAGCCATTGCAATTCCTCACTACGGGCCTGGTCCAGCTTGGGCTGCAACAGGCTGAGATAATAGTCCCAGTGCTCATTCTTGGTCACATAGTCCACCTTGAGGGCGGCTTGCTTGACCAGGGAAAGGTGGGCCTCATGCAGCTTCTTGCCTTGCTCGGCCTTGAGCGTCATGAGCTTCTCAAATTCATGCCTATTCGGTGGCATTAGGAACCTCCGCAATACTGTCGGTAAAGTTCTGGATTCGGCTCAGTTCCATATCGTCCAGCAGTTTAAGGATGGCGTGGACGGCAATGCTGAGTTGACGGGTCGTGGGGGCATGGGACACGGAACGGTCAATATCTGCCAATCGCTTACGCAATGGAGTGACAGGTGGGTTAGGCATAGTCTTTCCGTTCGGTGGGGCACTCGCAGATGCCACAGTATTTCGGGATGGTGCCGGGGTGCGTCTCGTGCGTCCAATGCCCTTGGTTGACTTGTACGCGGAAGATGGTGCCGTACAGGTGTTTGCACATAGGGCAGTACACTTCTGCTTCTAATTCACGGGGCATCGTGCTTCCCTGGCTCAATGTTCTCCGCAAACCCTGCCAACAAGGTCTGGTGCATCAGGTCCCACAACCCCAGGTCTATGAGCACATTGCCTTGGATGTAGAAGATGTCCGCAACATGTTCCTTGATAAACTCGGCGTTACACCCCGCAATGAGCAGGTTGGGGTATCGCTTGTGTAGAGCCTCCAGGAGGTCGTCTGTGGGGATTTGTCCAAGGTCAAGTGGCATTATTGCTGGCCTGCGGCCCCTCCACCATTTTGCGGGCCTAAGCCCATCTGGTCTTGGACTTGACCAGCCCCAAACTGTTCAGGGCCTTGCTGCCCGCCACCCCCTGCGGCGCCACCCCCTCCACCGCCTGCTTGTAAGGCAGCGAACTGCTGGGCTTGCATGGCCAGCTGCTGCTCCTCCATGAGGCGTTGCTGCAGGGTCTGCATGTAGGCTTGGACCATCTGCATCTCAGCTTGGTTGGGCGGGGGATTGTTCACGCTTTGCAGGAGTTTCTGGAGCTTCTGCATATGGACTTGCGTGCCCTCTTGAGGCACCCCATCCGGCATCATGCCTGCCACTAGGATGTTCGCCAGGGCATCCTCCGCCGTGAGGCGAGCCTTGTCGCTGTCGGCGCTGGGTGGGTTAATGTACTTGTGGGGGTCCTGGCCCTGGCTGGTAATGATGTCCTTGACCAGGTTGTAGATGCCTTCCTTGGTGACAATGCCGGTCTGCAGCATGAGGCCATTGACCAGGGTGGCACTGAGGCCTTGGAGGATCTGGCTCTGCATGGCCTTGTTGGTATTGAGGCTGTTGGCCTTGAACTCAAAGTCAAACCGACCCTTGATCTTGGTCACATCATCTAGGGTGCGGTAGGGGTCTTTGCCTGGTTCGGTGATTCCGCTGACTCGGTATTGCTTTCCTGGGCTGAGGTAGGTCTGGTTGAGGACATGGAAATTTTCATACACCTGAGCCAATCCTCGAAAGAACCGTCGCAAGATTCGTTCGGGACGGGCATCCCCTTGCTGCAGGACCGTTTGCATACCGCTAGTTGTACGAAGGGCACTGGCTTTTCCCTGTGGGACTCGTCCAAATTGCAGTTCTCCTATGACCGCCTGTTTCTCAGCCCATTGGTTAATCAATCCCAGCATGTTGAGGCTGAAGGTTTGGTCCATGTTGGGCATCTGCGGGAAGGCAATGTCCTGGGCAGGGTTGCTCACGGGGTAGAGGTCCCCAGGGGCCATCGTCATCACTTCAGGGCGTACACCACTGGCTGCACGATAGAAGCCGAAGGGACTGTTGCCCAGGGTGTTCTTGTCAATGCTCTGGTCCATGATCGTCTTTACGAGGTCATGGAGATGCTCCAGCAGTTCCCACAGGCCGATGCCGTAGAAGTAACCAGGGACGGGGATGAAACGTGCTTCCGCAAAGGGGCGCTTCGGGGGGTTGCTGGGGAAGATTTCATTGGTAAGACGAGCTTTGCAGAGGAGTTTGAGTTCGTAGATAACGGTATAGACCACCTCTTCCTCAAGGTCATCGCCGTCAATATCGGCTCGTCCGAACCACATGAGGCGGGTGAGGGCCTTTTGGGCGTGCTCCCCATTGCCGTGATGTCGGCCTTCCAGCTTGTCCTTCAGGATCTTAGGTTGGTCTACGTCGAGACTGCTGATCTTGGTATTATGACCACGGGTAGAACGGGGGCCTGCGTCCTCCTCGCTGTCCTGGGGCTCCAGCAATTCCAGGTCTTCCTCATCCAAGAGGTCGTAATAGCCTGCCTTGGCAAGGCGAAGGACCTCATCCTTGGTGGGATAGTCCACCAGAATCACATGGTCTGCTCCCCCTGGATTGGCAGGGTTAGGGGGTTGCAAATTCGCCGCCCTGGTCGGGACGACGACATCTTCTAAGACTTTGGGGAACACGCACGGGCCATCAAAGGTGACTTGCTCAGACTTGCAGATAAGGGTCCAGCGGTTATCACTATCGGTATAGACCTCACACTCCGCTTCCTGCTCCACCTGGAACTTGTCCTCCCACCGCACCTTCCACTTAAAGGGGTTCCCCTTCACGGGCTCTAAGAGCTTGCCAGGGTACTTCTGCTGCAGGACCTGGAGGATGTAGGTACCAGCGTCACTGCCTTTGGGTGGGGGTGGGAGGATGGTAATTTCAGGGACACGCTCTTTGACTTTGACCCACGGGGTAAAGGCGACGAAGGTACCCTCGTTGACGAAGCTGTCAATGACCTCCCCAATGCGCTCCTCCCCCTCCTGCTCCACAAACATCTGGTGGTCCAGCAGCTCGTCAATGGTGCCGCCCTTGTCGGTATCGCCCTTGGCCGCCGCAATGGCACTAAGGGGTGGGCGGTTGCCAATGACGGCATTGTGCAAGGTGTCCTGCATGCGCTGGCAGTCGGTCATGAGGAGGGGGTTGTGGGTGTTAGCGGCATTGGGCCAGGGGTAGTTCTTGGGCTCCAGCCAGCCACGGTACTTGGCGTAGCGTTGAATGCGCTGCTCCGTCCAGTCCGCCCGGTCCAGCAAGTCACTCTCGTAGTCCTCTAGCACACGGGAGACGGCATCGTCCTTGTCGATCTTGAAACTGCGTTTATTCTCCAACGAAGGAGGCGTTTCAGTCTCAGGTTGCTCGCTGGGGAGATCGTCAGTGTACTCGGCCATTACTCGCTATCACTTTCCTGGGAGCGCATGTACGCTTGCCATTCTTCTTTAGACTTGGGGTGGATGGGGTCGCTCAGGCTGGCCCAGAGGTTCTGCCAGCGGATGCCACGCCATACCCCTTCTTCTCGTAGTCCACTTATTTCATAGTTAGTGATTCTTCCAAGGGCTTGCATACGACTGGATCTCATGCTATACCAATGCTGGGTGAGCGAAGGGCCTTGGATGGTAGCATGTGCAGCTTTCTTCCTTTCTCTGCATGATCCTGCCTCCTACACCCCGCAAACGCC